TTTCTCTCATTTGTCTGCTTTAGGTGAAGCCGCGCGCGATAAATCGGCGGCCATGAGCGAGATAAATGGGGGCGGTTAGTCGTTGCGCTGGCTGCAATGGAATTGCGAGGGGCGCAAGATGCGTCCAGGCGAGGAGCGACTGGGCATCGTCAAAAAGGCCTCCGAAACGAATCGGCCAAATTGAGACGGTCGCCCCGTAGTCTGGTGGGATGAGCGAATTCCTTACGGCCCTGATATCCATTTGCGCCAGCTTAGCGCGGCTACAGGGGCGGTTGTTGAAACTGCCGCTGGAGCGGCCTATTTCCGAACTGCAGCCGCCTTCGGGCTGGCTGGAGGTTCGACCGGTCCAATCTACGGTGGCGGAGGCGCTCAGTGACGTTACGGGGGTCCTAACGCACCTCCTCGCCGTGCTCGACTCCTCGGATACGTACTCGGCATCGTACGTTTGCTGGGTGCTACACGTCCTATCTGGCCCGGAAGATCGCTGGAGCCAGCTCATTCGCGTCTTTGCCTCGCGCTTCGGTGTCCAATTGCCACCTCGACCCAGCGACTGGCCTGGAGGACGCCAGCTTGCCGATATCCCATTGCCAACACCCAGGCGCTACAAGGGGCGTCGTCAACGCAGCCCGCGCTAGCAATCCAGCGGCCATTCCTCGTTGCCTTAAGCTGCCGGCCAGCGGATCGGAGGGCGCAGAATCGCAATATCTTGCTCGTATCCCGCAGGGTTCTTGTGTGCTAAAGCTATGGGGTCGCAGCGACTTGCGACCTCGCCTTGAGGGGGCGAAATGCTTAATCATCGGAGGATTTACAATGCATTTCGGATTCAAGAAGTCCGTTGCGGCGCTATCTCTCGCAACAACGTTGATGCTGGGCGGTTGTGTTCCTCAAGCTACTATGACGTGCACCGTGACGGTCTCCACTCAGCCCGTCAAACAGACCGGTCCCAAGCCGCAAGTTATCGGTGCCCAAGATCTGCAATTGGAAACCGACGTTTCCGTATCGGGTGAAATGGTCCCGTCGAGCACTCAACAGGCCATGGCCCATTTGATGACGGTGGCTATGCCCGACGCTGGGTCGTTCTCGTTGGACACGTCAGGCTCGACCGTGACCTGGCCCGCGACTGGCACGGTGACGCTGACGGTCTCCCAACTTTCCAGCGGCGCGGTCATTGCGACCAGTAACTTCGCCTATGTGAAGTCCGGTTCGGTTTTGGTGTTCGCCGATCCTACCTCGGTCAACAACTGGCTGGCTGCCACGGGTGCTGACCCGGCAAGTTCAAAGCTGGCCTATACCGTGGCAGGCTTCCCTGTGACCCCGCAGAGTGGTACCAATGTCGCTGCGGCGGCTGCCCGCGCCGATTCCACGGTCATGGCGCAGTCGGCGGCCACATTCGAAGGTTCAAGTTGCCCACCGGGACCACACCCGATCAAGTGCATCCCGAACTAATCAACCGTTAACCCTGACGCCCCCTCAAGGCACTATGGACGGAAAAGCCCTGCTGGTGGTCGCGCTGTGCGCGCTCGCCGCTAACGGTCGAACGACCGAGCAACCTGCCAATCCCAACAGCCAGAGCTATGTTTCGAGCGCCGAAACGACCTACGTCTGGAAGTACCTAGGCGTTCGACTGATCGAAACTTATGGGCAAGTTGGCGAAGGTCCTCGCTATACAGGTTCCTGGAAGCAACAAAGCTTCCGGGAAAAGGACGGGCTGCTAGTAACAGTGCACGCTGCCTCGTTCGACAGGATCGATGCGGCCAGGGTGGCTGCGCTTACCCAAAGCGCCTACAACACCGTTGCCCAGATTGCTGGCAAGCCTCCAGTGCGGAAGGTCGAGCTATATCTCACGCCCGCCGGCACGTCCTACGCGGTATCGCACCGATCCTGGGCCATAGGGCCTAATCACAGCGTCGTGTATGCGGTTTCTTCCCTCCCAGGGGGCTACGAGCATAGCGTTAGCCGGACTGTCGCCCATGAGTTATTCCATATCTGGGTTGGTGTCGGCCAACGCAGCCAACTGGACAACGAGCTGGGGGCTGCCACCATCGAAAATTGTGCAGAACTCAATGCTTTTGGCTTCGCCCTGCAGTTGGACAAAACACCAGTGGATGCCACCAACGCGGAGCGGCTAGCTGGTGTATCGCCGGCAGCCAAATTCACCCTGGCTGCGCGATACGCCTTGGACCCGCCGCTCGACAGCCTATTTGTGGATGGAAAGATCGTACGCGGCACCTTGAACGCGGACGCACTGGCGAAGCTGTGTAGGGATCGCGCACTCAACGCTCTTGCCCCTCACTAGGCCGCCCTATTGGGTTGTGTAGATCAGCTCACCTGCCGCTTGGGGGCGTAGGCCGACTTGGTATTGAATAGCGACCGGTCGGGCGGCGAACTGGCCGAATAGCCTGCGCATGTCGGGATGGTCGTTGATGGTCAGGATCGCTCGCCCTTTGAGGTGCTCCATGCGTTCGGCCAGCGCCTCATAGTCGGCCAATCCGAAGGGCACGCCGTAGCCCTCGGTCTGCCAATAAGGCGGGTCCAGGAAAAACAACGTGTCGGGCCGGTCATAGCGATCCAGGCATTCCCGCCAATCCAAGCGCTCGATCAGCACCCGAGACAGCCGCAAGTGGGCGGCAGAGAGGTCCTCCTCCAGCCTCAATAGGTTCAGCCGTGGCGGCGCGGTAACGGAGATACCGAAGGTCGGGCTGATAGGCTTTGCGCCAAAGGCCAGCTTCTGAAGGTACAGAAAGCGTGCCGCCCGCTGAATATCGGTCAAGGTCTCGGGCGCCTGCCGCTTGGTCCATTCGAACATCTGCCGGCTCGACAGTGACCATCGGAATTGCCGCAGCAGCTCGTCCAGATGGTGCTGGACACACCGATAGAGTGTCACCAGTTCGGCATGCTGGTCGTTAAGCACCTCGACCGGCGCGGGCTCTGGTCGCATGAACAGCAAGGCCGCCGCACCGGCAAACGGCTCGACATAGCAATGGTGCGGGGTGTCCAGCAGCGGTAGCAGATGCTTGGCGAGGCGGCGTTTGCCGCCGGGCCAGGCGAAGATCGGGAGAGCCATGGGTGTCGTCCTCGTGTGGATGACGTTCCCTGTCGGTCGCGCTATCGGGCGAAGGTCCTGCGAACGTGGTCTAACGCTTCGTTGCGCGCCTTAATGTCGGACACACTGCCGTGAATCCGCTGCGTGACATCGACAAAATCGCCGGCATCGGCCGCCTCGTTGCAGCCGCGCCGACGCCAGTACCAAGCCGCCGTCAGAACCGCGACCATGGGTTCGGTCAATCGTTCTGGTTCTTCCAGGAGCGGCAAGCCCAACTCCAGGCCGGCGTCGCGGTAGTTGTTCCGAAACGTCAGTTGCAGGGCGCCCCGGCCGCGATATCGCCACCCATCGCCCGAGGTTTCCGGGCCGTTGCCGCCGCGATTGGCGTACACCCGACTGGCAATACGTTCGGGCTGGCCAGCGTACGTAGCCGCGACGTTATCGCTCGGAAAATGACTACTAAACACAGCCCGCAGCCGTTGTGCTGAGTAGTTGAGGTTCTCGACCAAGTACATGAGATGCGAGGTCTCATGATCGACCTGGGCGAGGAACATGGGCACGCGCTTTGGGCCGGTGATGTCGTAGCGCTGCATGGCCGCATTGAAGGCAGGCGCCCAAAGCGCGGCCGAGACTTCGTAAAGCGACAACGCGCGGGCCAACTGCTCGACGCCGATCTCAGCCATGGTTGGCGCGTCCTTGGGGCGGCACGCCCTTCGGGTGGCGACGTACCCAAAACAACAGGATCACGCCCACACTCACGACGCATTCGCCCGGCCAGACGTTCTCGTAGCTCGCGCCACTGACGCCGAACAATGCACCCGTGAGGCCGACCACGTTGCTCAGCGCACCGGCGGCAATGAGCCCGGCCATGAATCGCTGTCCCCGGCCCTGGTGCGTGTCTACTGCATCCCATAGGGCAAACCCTGCCAAGACCATGCTAACGATCAAATGCAGCCTATCCATCGATCACTCCTTACCCTGACGACCGGCAATACGGTCGACGACCTGGTCAGCCAGCGCGTCGCCGCGCCGATCCAATAACCGCAGCACGATCTCTGCGACTTTCAAGCCAATGACGCCTGTGGTGAATGAGATACCGGCCTGGACTTCCACCAGGGCAGTCGGCCAGAAATGGCTGTAGATCGCGGGTGCGACGAACCAAGCAATGACGCTACTACAGCCGATGTAGACGAGTGCACGGTGCGGAGCTAGGTCGCCTCGCAACGCCACCGGGAGAATCGCTCCCATAAACCCGGCGAGTACGACCCAAAGATTGCTGCTGATCGCGGCCACCACGTTCACGAAGCCTTCGGCGCGTCGCAGTCCGGTTCCAGCTCGGGCGGATCGTATAGCGCGTCATCCGGTGGCTCGACACCCAGCTCGTCGATGAGGCAGAACTCGCCGTCCGGGGTCCAGTAGTACGTCCCGCGATAATCCGCGACGGCATCCCAGGCCTCCGTCGCATCGTCCCATTTCGCTGCGATATGCACGCCACCCGGCGGCGGTAAGGCTGTCACGGTGTCCGGGAGTGGTTCGCCGCACGCGGGAGGTTTGACCATGGCCGCGCTGGCCTTCTCCCAGACCGGATGGCTGCTGTAGTCCGGGACCGCTTTCCACGTGTTAGTGCCGTCATCCCAAGCATTCGCTAGGCAGTCGGCCCAGCCATACAGGGTCGGAGGCTCTGTGGTGAGGTCCTCCGGCAGTGCCTCGCCCAGGGCCAGCGTGTTGGCGACGGGTTCGGCGGTAGCCTTACGAAAGAGCCTCGCGCCTCGGTAATCCACGACGCGCGCCCACGCATCCTTTGCAGCGTTGAGCTGATAGGACTCAAACGTGTCGATAGGTTCGGCGGGCGCGAATCCCACGGTGCCATAAGGCAAGGCATAGCCGCCGCTTAACGACGCCACCAAGCGCACCGGGCCGGTGTATTCGTTGGTGGCCGGATCAAAGCCATAGCCCCAAGCGTGAGGCGACGTGTTGGTGGTGGCGGGCATGCTTACTCCGATGAAAGGGGTGTAGATGGCTTAGCGCTCGTCTTGGCCGTTTGAGGCGACTGAATGCGCGTGCTCGCACGCATCGTTCGATACGAGCGTGTACGCATGCCTGCCCATGCCGCTCGACGTGTGTGCATGCGGTCGCGGGCGCATATCGCCCACGCTGGCATAACGCCAGTCGCCGCTGTCGGGGATCGCGTACGCGTGCTCGCGTATGCCATGGTGGTTCGTCGACGTTTTCATGATGTCTCCGTCTAAAAAGCGATACAGGTCAGCCGGTAGGTGCCGGCGGCGTAGTTGCGAGCGCTGCCCTGCAATTGCACGGCCACCTCATGATCGTGATCTGGCGCCATTTGCTCAGCGACGGGATGTTTGTGCTGGCCGTCTTGAGCCACTGATACAGAGTGCGTATGTGCGGGAGCCGCATCCATACCGACGTTGTGCGCGTGAGTGCCCGCGCCATCGGTGCCGAACGCGTGTGCATGACCTTGAAGCTCGTCGCCGGTAGCACCCGCGCTGACACCATTGAAGTCGCCGACGGTGTTGATCGAGCTATTGCCGAGCTGCACGCCCACGGTTTTGAAGCCCGAGATGTGCCGGTGGTTAGCGTTCTGCCCCGCCGTAGCACCCGCATGCGCATGCCAGCCCTGCTGATCGGTCCAGGCGCCGTGCAGGTGACTGCCGCCGGCTGTCGCTGACGCCGAGTGGCCGTGCAGACCGGCCTCCGTCACGGCGACATCATGCTTATGCGCGCCACCCGGCATGGCCGAGGCGGCATGCGTGTGTGCGATGTTCTGACCGCTGGTACGGCCGCCGACGAGGCTCGGTAACGCAGTCTCCAGGCTGACTTCACCATCATTCGCAAGCGGCAGCCGAAAGGTATCCGCGCCGTTGCTGCCGTAGAGCGTGCCGATGGCGTCATACAGGTCGGGATACTGCGCAATGGAGAGATAGCTTCCATCCATAACCAGTGTGCCCGGCGGCGGCTTCTTGCCGGCCGTCACGACGATCTGGCCGGGGTAGTAGCGCACCGCTGCCAAACCGGCGGGGGTGACGGCCGCATTCGGGACGGTGCCCGCACGGCATTCGGCGAGCGTTGCGATACGGATGACGCCTACTGTCTCTTCGGTCGCGGCGGGGACTTGGAAATTGGTATCGCCGAACTGGATCAGCCGTGCGTCGATGTTGGCGAACGCGATATCGACCGCCCAGAACGCGGTAGCTTGGCCCGACTTCGCCATCAAGGGTGCCGCTTGCCCATACACGCCCAACATCACGCCGTTATCGAGAAATAATCCGAGCCCATAGGCTTCGTAGGCATCGGCTGATTCGTCGCGGATCTGGACATGCAAGGTTGCGCGTGACGTGGCCCCACCCGCGATGGTGTTCAGGCGCTTCAGTTCATTGGGCAGTTCGGTCATGTCGGCGTCGGGTACAAACGGCGTCGCCGTCAAGCCAATCGCGGCAATCGTGACGCCCGACAAGCCATCCTTTTTGGCATTGACCAGCGCGTCATAGCCAGGGTTGGTCAGGACGAGTACCGGTGGGGTATTCAGCACGTTGGGCATAGCGCGTCGTCAGGGCTTACTGCAGGAACGAAGAGCGCCAGTCGCTGATAAGTCATGGCGCGGACGGTGCCTACGACGCCGATCTCCCCGGCGACGCTGAGCGTCTGGTTGAAAGTGAAGTGGCTGCGCTTGTTCTTGACGCGCTTGACCTCGGCAATCAGCTCGTCCACGCGCACGGCGGTGTTGTTGCCCTGGCCTGCGTCCAAGAACAGTTCGAAGGTGTACGGCTCGCCCGGCGGGTCCAGCTGCCACCACTCGACTAGGCGCGCGGTCGCACCCTGGACACGCAGCGCCTCCTCGATAGCCCAGGGCGTGCCCATATGGCGATTGACGTCAGCAGCCGACGCTAGCAAGGCGCGTTGCTTCGCTTCGTCGCCTTCGGCCAGGCGCCAAGCGGGCGTACCAAGCAAGCTCAACTCCTCGGCCAAGCACGGCAGGATTTGCGCAGGGACGCAGTCGTAGTTCTGTACCAGGACGACCGACAGGTCCTGCTGGTAAATCCACTCGATCAGCGTCGTGAAGACACGAAAGCGCGGATCGCTGAGAAACAGCGGCGGCGCAAGCTCAGTCACGGGAACCCTCGGCGAGCGTGATCGCGATGCCGGTGCACTGCGCCCAGCCCTCATCGGGCACGGCGATGTCGGCCGCCGGCTCAAGTAACTCGACGTCATAGACATCCGGCGCCGACAGCGCCGCGATCAGTTGCGACCGAACCACATCCAGGCCGAGCGCCTGCTCGTGCGTCTGAACGAAGGCGTGCGCCGCATGCTCGGCCGCTTCCAGCGTGGTATCGGGTGTGGCCGACGAACGCCGCGTAATCTGCGCTTTCCACTGCCACTTGCCGAGTGTGGGCGGAAACACGCGCACATGATCCGTCAACGGGCGGACCTTCTTGCCCGAGCACGTCTCCGCGACCAAGGCCAGCATGGCCTCATCCGGTAGCCCGTAGCGCGTGAGCGGATACAGGTCGACTTGGCCGGGTACGGGTGAGAGCACCGCGACCGCCACGATGTCCTGGTGCGCTCGCTTGGTGTGGAACCGGTAGGCCATCTCGCTACCTGCCGTACTGAATGCGGCCGGTGCATCGAGGATGGCTTCGCGCAGGCGGTCATCGTCCTCCTCGACCGCACCGCCCGAGGTCGTCTGCAGATTGGTGACCTGCGCGACATCGACGCCGATGTCGTCGAGCAAGGCGTTGACCTGACCCGGTGCGAGATCGTTCGCCTCCAGGCCGGGCGTGACAGCCAACATCGGCAGATCGACCTGGGTTGCGCCTTTAGGAACCACACGGTCCAGCGATGTCTGGAACGCGATCTGGCCGGCGGCGGCCTGGGTGAACGCGGAGATGGTCAGTGGCGCGATCAAGACGTCTTGGAAGACGATACGCACGGTCGTGCGCGCTGACTGGGCTGGTAACCGGTACACGCCCACGCGCACGCCGAGCAAATCGAGCATCGGCGCGGACGCGCCGCGCACCAGATTCTGCCATCCGGTGCTGTTGATAGCGGAGCGCACCAGGCTCACACCGTAGCCGACCATATCCGCCAGGGCGTAGTCCGTTTGCGAGCGCAACGGACGCTTCCCGGTCATCGCCTCATAGCGCACGAGTACCATCTCGCGCATGCGTTCCGGATCGTCGTCGACGAACTTCGGCAGATCGGTCGAGAGGGCGGTCACAGCGTCACCTCGGTCTCATTGAGCACGCCATCGCGCACGTGCCAGGTCACGCGCAGTCGTGCACGCTCACCGGCCGGCTGAATCGTTGGGGTGTAGGTGATGCGGTCGACGACGATGCGAGGCTCGCAGCGTTGCAGCGCCTGCATCGCTTCGCGCGTGATCGGTGCTCGGGCGCGATTGGCCGGCAGGTCGATGTAGCGATGCAGATCGCAGCCGAACTCGGGATCGAGCGGCAGCGACTTACGCGGCGTGCAGAGAATGAACGTGATCGACTGTGCGATGTCGGCCAGATTGGTCACGACGCCCTCGCCACCAAGGCGAGGCTGCCAGTTTTGCGCGACGTGGGTGGTGTCCGATGCCATGGCGCCAAGGTTCGCGCGTGGCATCGGACCGAACTACGTCACCTCAGTTAGGAAGATGGCAACGGTTTGCCGGAGGTGTCGGTACCGTGCTGGACGTCGCCGTGGGGGTGATCGTGCAACGACACGTCTTTGGCGAGCACGTCGTCATCGCTGGAGATGCGACCTTTCGCAGCGATCTCTTTGGCGACGTCGAGACGGCCTTCGACTTTCCAGTCGCCGCGCAGCGTACCACCGCCGGGCGCATCGAATACCACCGTGCCACCGGCTGGGAGAATGGCCTGGAGCGCATGGGTCTGGTGGTCGTACTGCAGTACCGCACCATCGGCAAAGCGCCGCACCCACACCGTCGGTGAGGCTCCCTGCGGCACCGGCGTGATCTCGTTGTAGTACGCGCCCAACACAAAACCTGTTTCGCCCGAACCATCGAGCAACACCGCAACCGGCGTGTCGATAGCTGGCGTCTGAAACACTTGGTTGTCCTTGGTCACCGGAAATAGGCATTGCAGCCAATTGGTGAGCAAGTGATCGAAATCCGGCAGACGCACCCGTACCCAACCCGTTTTCGCATCGACGGCACTCACGATGCCATCGTGCAAAGTCGGAACAAACGGTTCGCGAGCCGGGTTCATGCGCGCTTCCTCTTGGGCTTGTCCGATTGCCCGACGACATCGATCTGCCCATCGTGGCCGATGCCGTACACATCCAGTTTCGGCGGTGCTTTGCCAGCTTGGGTGCGATTGCCTGCCGTGGCGATAACACGCTTGACCTCCAGGTTGCTCGCAAAGCCACCCTCGCGCCGCAGGGCATGCTGCACGCGCTGCAGTGTGTAGTGACCGCTCAAGCACCCCAGCCCCGTCAGGGTGATCGACTGCCCAGCCGCAAGCGTGCCATCGCCCCACACGGCCACGGTGCCGGTCGTGCGATCCAGCTGACGCTGCACCATCGCGGCGCGACTGGTCGCTTGCGCGGTCGCGGGAGCGGAGGTCGCGCGGTTCAAGGCTAAGGTGTTCCGGTTAGAGGCATCGGCCGAACCCTTGCCGGCGACCACGACCGTATCGTTCTCGCCCACCGTATAGGCCACCAACGTTCCCGAGGCACGATGGTGGCGTTGGTTGCGTACCTTGGCAGGAGCATCGGCCAGGGTGTCCTCGATGTCGTAGTGGGTCAGGTCTTCCTCGGCATAGGTCCGTACAGGCGTTTGGACGCATAAGGCTTCGATATGCCAAAGCACCAGGGTCTTCGTGGACGATAGGACTTTCAGCGCGTAGCCGTAGTTCAGCGCGACGCGACGCAGAAACGCAAGATCGGTCTCGCCGAACTGGGTGAGATGATCGATCGGCAAGGGTTCGATCTCGCCCATCAGACGCCAACCGTTTAACGTCGCCAAGCGCTTAGCCAGCGCCGGCAGCGTGGTGTCCTCAAAGGTGCGTGGCACGCGTGTGCGAATCGCCTCAGTCACGCTCGCTGTGAGCGCGCGAATCTGCACCGTCGCCGGCGGCCCACTCAAGCGGATGGTGTCGATCTGGAAGCTGCCCTGGGGAACGAGCGGATCGCCGAGGTAGCCTAAGGACACCTCCAGCGTCGCGCCCTTGTCTGGGTACCACGCATTACGCCACCGCCCATCGACGTCCTCCAGTTCGATGTTCAGTTCGTCCGCTTCGCCCAACGCATCGGTCACGTCGATGCTCAAGACATAGGGCGAGATATCGGCGGTAATCGCTTTGCCGTTGTAAAACACTTCGTAGGCCGGTGTGGGCTCGGCTAACTGGTCGGCGTTGGCATCGGCGTGCACCACGACCATCGCCTCGGTGGTGGTTTCGTCTACCGACGCCATGGCGGCAGCTCCGAATCGGTGACGGCACTGGCTTCGATGATCGGGATCAGCACGGTCCAGCCGGCCTGCAGCACGGGTGTGACCGGCAGCGTCGGATTGGCTTGAAGCAACGCCGGAATCTGCGCCAGGTCGTGGTAGTACCGCCAAGCGATCAAATCCCACCGGTCGCCTTCGCGCGACCGATAAACCAGGGCAGTTTTCATGGCGTCATGCCTCGCGTAGCGACCTGGGCGGTCAAGTGAGTCATCGCCGGTTTCATGGTGTCGCTTGCGCTGGACGCACGTTGGCTTAAACCCAAGAGCGCATTGGCCTTGTCGAGCGCGTTCGACAGCGTGGCACCGGCCCCGGCGGCATTGACCTGGCCGAGCGCGGTCTGGATGTCCAACGTGCCGCGCGCCACGCGGGCGGCATCGCCGGTCGTGCCGAGGATTGCTGACGCTTGTTGTGCCTGATCGACGCTTAAGCCTAACGCCGGCAAGCGTTCGTTGATGTCGGTCAGCAGGCCCGGCAAGCGTCCCAGAATTCGCGTCGCATCGCCGCTCTGCACCAACTCCGCCAAGCTCTGCAATTGCGCGACGGACTGCGTTGCCGCAGTGGTTGCGGCCATGCCTGCCTTGGCGCTATCGAGCAACGCCTGCCAGTTGGAGCCACTGCCGGTACCGCCGAGGGAGGCCGCCGTCTCGTGGACGGTACCGACCGACGCGGCCGCGCCGGCCGGTACGACAGCGGGGGACGGCGGATTGGCGGGGTCTCCCGCGTGCTCGCGCAAGGTGAGCTGCGCTTCCAGGTAGACCGTGGTGCCATCGCCATCGCTATGCAGCACGCTCTCGCTCACATCTGTGATGACGAACTCGCCCTTGTAGTCGCCGTTACCCAGCACCAACGCTAACGGCGTATGCGCTTGCATGGCGGTACGCAAGCGCTTGATGTCGGCCGCTGGATCGCCGTACAGCTTGTGCATGCTGAAGTCGAGGCGGATCTCGTCCAGTGCCATGCCGACAAACTGCAGTCGGGGTTTCTGATTGATGCGCGGGAGTTCGGCATAGTCAGCGCGACTGGAGGCCTCCCAACTTTCCGGGCCTTTGAGCACGGTGAATTCGATCTCACCCAGGACTGCAAAGAACATTACACGCCTCCGTCATCGGCGAAGCTGCGGCGACGCGCGCGCAGCTCGGCTTGCTGCAACTGCTTTTGGAAGTCGGCGAAGGCCTCGCGCAACGCACGCTGGATGCGTTGCTCAATCGCGCTGTCCGTCGCTCCCTGGATCGTGATCTGCGGCGCGAAGGTGACCTGAAAAGTCGTGGAGCCGCCTGTGGCCGCGTAGGCGTCGGCTGACGGCCCGGCAATCGACGGCGGTGCCAGGGCGACGGCGGTGGAGGCCGCCATGCCCAGCGCCGCCTTACGCAGCGCCCCTTGCCCTTGCGTGATGCCGGCGACTGCACCCTCGACCACGTTCTGGCCATGACCCTGAAACACGCGGCTCGGCGAGTGGATATCGAGCTTGTCCTTGAACCAGTCCGAGACGCCCTGGCCCATATCCGAGATGGTCTGCTTGAGCGCCGTGAACTTCGCTTCGATGCCCGCGATCAGCCCGTCGATCATCTGACCGCCAAAGGCGACGAAGCGGTCCTTCAGGCCGCCGAGCCACGTCCACACGGCAGACATCGCCGCCATGAACGTGTCGACTGGATGCCAGCTCTTGATCCAGCCCGACACGGCCGCGATACCGTCCGAAAACGCGCTACTGACCGTGGTCCACAAGCGCTTGAAGAAACCGCTGATCGGCGTCCAGTAGCGATAAAGCAGATACGCGCCGACCGCAATCGCGGTGATTGCCAGGCCGATGGGATTGAGCATCAACGCGCGACCGAGCAACGTCACACCGCTGATCGCCAGACGGAGACCCCGCATCAATGTGCCGCCGATCATAGCGCCGACGCGGCCAATGATCGGCGCGAGCACACTGGCCTGTTTGGCCGTGGCTCCGAATAACTGCAGGAACGCCACCAGCTTACCGCCCCCGCTTCCCAGCGCCACGCGCAAGAGATTCAGGCGGAGCGCCGCGCCGGTGATGAGTGTCGAGACCGTGTTCCAGGGCGTGGCAACAAAGAAATTGCCCAACCAACGTACGGCCAATCCGCCAGCTTTGAGGCCGAGGAAGCCCAGCGCGAGCTTGGTCACGCCACGAATCAGCGCTGGGTTGGCTTCGACGAACGACTTGAACTGACCGATGAGCGGCTTGATGGCGCGCAGCGCTTCCTGTGCGGCGGACGCAATGGCTGAGCCGAGGCTGATCGCGGTATCGGTCAGCGAGGCCTTGAGCTGGGCGACGCGGAACGCATCCGTGTCTTGTCGCTGGCTCAGTTGCTTGTCGACATAGCTACTACCGGCCGTACCCATCCGATCCTTGATGCCCTTGTACTCGTCCTTGAACTGGATCATGGCGACCAGGTGGTTCATGGTCTGCATGTCGGAAATGACGCTGCTCAACCCGAACCGCTGCATCAGCGCTTGCTGCTGTTCGTTATTGCCGTTCGTCTTGTCCGCGTTCCCTGCGGCCCGCCACTTCGCCGCGATGTCCGCGCCGCCTCGCTGTTTGGCGAAGTGCTCGGCAATCGCCAAGCTGGCCTCGTACGGGCTTTGGCCTCCGGCAACGAGGTTCTTCATGGATTGCTGGTAGTCCACGCCCTGCATGGCGTAAGCGCGCGTCATCTGCTGGCTGGTCATGTGCGACATCCAGTTGCGCATGTTCGTCACGGCTTCTTCGGGCGTGCCCGCGCCTTTCGCGCCGACTTCCAGACTGGCCGCGATCTGCTGCAAGGCGTCGTCGCCTTTGATGCCCAGATTGGCGAACGAGGGCGCGAGCTGTCGGAGCGCCGGCACCATTTCGTGCATATTCACGGTGCCCTGGCTCGCGCCGTAGCCGAGCATGCCCCAGGCGCGTGTTTGTTCTTTCTCGCCCCTGACGCCGAGCGACTGATCCAGCGTATAGACGCCACGTGCGAGTTCATCGACCGGTGCACCTAGGGCAGTCGAAATCTTGGAAAGCGATTTGACGTACTGCGCGGCCTGGTCGCCCATGCCCTCGCGCACGAGCTGATTCACGCCCGCGCCGATCTCGCTTACGTCCTGCCCGTAGGCCACGGCGTTGGCACGAATCGACTTACCGAGCTGGGCTTCCTGCGCCCGATTCATGCCGCCCGTCATTGCGGTGTCGCGAAGCTGGGCGCTGAACTGCATCTGCTCGCGAAAGGCTTTGACCAACGGCGCAGTAATCACCGTGGCTGTCCCTGCCGTGTCCATCAGCTCGCTCTTGATGCGGCCTCGTTCCTTGGCCAAGTTCTCGCCGTGCGCCATCAAGGTTTGCAGCTTGGCTTGTTTAATGTGGAGCTGATCGATCGCTCGACCGATATCCTCATATTGCTGTTTCATGCGGACCAGCGTGCTACCTGCACGCTGCCCCAGGCCGCTGACGATCTCTTGCCGCAGGGCTTTCTGTTCGCGCTTGAGGCTACCGACAGCAGCCTGCACACCGCCGACCTGGCGCTTCAGACCCGCAAAGACCGGGGTTACCGAACTGGCGATGGAGGCGCCGATCTTAAGGGTGACTACGGCCTCGTTTGCCATCGTTCGTCATGTCCTTACGCGCCGTTAGCCTTCGCGCGTTCCTTGACGTGGCGCTTTGCCACGTCGAACCAGTACCAGTAATCGTCCATATCAAGGGCGCCGATATCGCCGGGGGGCATGCGTAGCCCTACCAGCAACCATTCATCGACGGCCCGCAGGTCATCGACGTGCAGGGTCGCCCTTTCGCCGAAGAAGCCCCTGAAGTTTTCGGGCAGCCGCCTGTGAGTCCGCGCCGTCGAGTTCGTCGATGTCTTCGACGGTCAGGCCGGTCAGCCGCGCAATCATCAGGCCTTCGAACTCCAGGTCCGTCGTTCCCTTGATCTGTTTGGTGACAAGGCTGAAGTCCTTGCGCTGCGACCGGCGAAACACCAGCTTGTCGATGGTCTCGCCGGTCGCTGACCGAAATGGGTAGTCCAGCGGCAGTTCCAGCGGATGCCGGTCCTCCGAGTTGTCCTTACGCTTGAGCAGTGCTTGCAGCTTCTCAGTCACCGCTTGCGCATCGGCCCCATCGAGTGCGTCGATGTCTTCGATGGCGAGCCCTGTCAGTCGTACGATGACCTGGGCTTCGACGTCGATTTCCATCCCGCTCTTGGCTTCCTCGGTCGCGAGCCGGAAGTCCTTTCGCTTGGAACGGCGGAAGACCAGTTTCTTGAGGGTCTCGCCCGCTGCGGACTGAATTGGGTAGTCCAGCGTGAGGTCTAGCGACACGGGTTGGCTATCGTCCGGCTCGGCTTGAGTGGTACGTGCCAGGTCGCGGGGCGGCGGGGTCTTCGGAAGCGCTTTGGTCATGGAGGTCACCGGGATGGTTTAGAGAAAAGGACGCCGCCCAAACAGATCGGCGGCGCCAAGGGGGAGCCACTGCCAGGCTCGGGGAAATGCGCCGGCTAAATGCCGAGGTTGTCCAGGAAGTCACGCAACGGTTCGGTACCGTTGACGCGATAGATGTTGGCGAAGAAGTCCACCTCCAGAATCGTCTGACCGTCGACCACCTGTTTGACGGCAGTGGCCGAGAAGCCCGAGGAAAACTCTGCGTTCTCTTGCTGCTTGTATTGGCCGAGTGGGTTTTTGGTGAACATGACTGTCATCGTCGTCACCATCGGCGTATCGGCAATGCGGCCCGTCGAGTCATACCGCTCGATGCTAGAGCGAGCCATCAACTGCACGCTCTTGAACGGATTGCCGACCAACGCGAATACATCGGGATAGAAGCTGTTCCAGTCGACTTCGCCTTCCAGCTTCTGGAAGCCGGAAGGCAACTGAATCTGGCCGATCATGCCGAGTGCTTTGCGCTCGTTGAGGATCGGCTGGATATCAGGCAACTTGATGCTCGCTGCTCGACCAGCCAGGTTGTTGCCAGCGACGTAGATGTTCGCGTTGGTGATCGCGTTGATCTGGATTTTCTGGCCGCTCATGGCTGACCTCCGGTCAACGTGACGAGGTATTCGTCCGTGATTTCGCTTTCGTAGGTCAGGCGTTCCAGCGGCGGCGGTGGCGTGAACTTGTAGCTCACGACGCCCTGACCATCGGCGAGAGAGGCCGCTGGATTGCGCCGCGGATCGATCCAGGCATTGAAGCCCAGGAGCGCACCATCGCCGATGAGTTTGCGACCGTAAGCGTTCACGTCTTCCACAATGCAATCCAGCAGCGGAATCGACATTGGCGCATCAACGTAAGGCAGGCTCGCCATGCGGATCGACTCGTCAATGATGTCCTTGGTACGAACGACCGATTCAAAGGACAGTAAGCCGCCCTCGGTGGGAAAGGCCGCGTTGCGATTACCCCAGAGACGGAGCCCGGTGCCGTAGCTGTTCAAGACAGTCGTGATGCCGGCCGCGTTCAACAGATTGGTTTCCGTCTCGCTGCCGTCCAAGGCCGCCGACAGGTTGCGCTCCAAGCCGAGCACCGCCGGTAGTTCGTGGTTGGAATTGGAATACCAGAAACCTTCGCGGGCATCGACGGAGGCGCGCAAGCCCGCCGCCAAGGCGGACATGGATTTCAAACGCGTTCCGCCCGTGCGCTTATCAGCGACGCGTACGTAGGGATAGAGCAGTCGCATGCGGCGGCTGGACGTATTGAAATTGATGCTGCCCGCAGGACCGCGACCTTCGATGGCCTGTTGCGGCGTGATACCGGCGGGCGCCGCCCTGTATCCGATGGCCTTCTGCCGTTCGGCGGCGGTCACGATGGCCGCTGCGACGCTCGCCATGGTTTCAAAGACAGGACACACCAGGATCTTCGCAGTGAAGCCGAACCGCGAATAGAGGTCATCGAGCGCCATCAGGCCCGTGCGAGTGCCCGCTGCCGTAATGCCGCCGATGATGTCCGCCGCAGTCACCTTGCTCGGGTCGGCGTAGTGATAGCTCGCGCTAAACGTGCCATCCAACGCCATGGTGCCCGTCGCGAGCCAGGTCACGTCGCCTGTTTCTGGCTTTAGCTGGTAGTCGGTGCCTTCGTTGTAGGTCGTGTCACCATCGGCGCTCTTGAGTTCGACCTGTGACAAGCCGGGATGGCCCAAGCGTGCGCGGGCCGTGGCCGGGTCGAACGCAAACGGTTCGTCCGGCTCGATACTGGTATGCACCGCCGGGTCGAGGACGTTGATGACGACGGTTGTCGCCGTACCGAGTTGGGCGATGTCCGCCAGAGCATCAGCAATTGTGAACTCCGTAAAAGCCGCGTCGCCGAAGTCGGCCGAATCGCTCGATGACAAGACCAAGGTCGGCTCATTGACCGCGCCCATATAGGCTGTGCCGATAACCGCGATGATGCCCGACTTGACGGTGCGAATCGTGGCGCCGTTGAGTTTGACATCGACGGTCTCGGTGCCGTGGAGGAAGCCATTACTCGCCATGGCTAGCGGCCTTCTTGGTGGGCTTCTTACCGCTCTTCGCCGCCGGTGGATTCACCACGACATGCGCAGCAGCGGCGACCTTGCCTGTAGCGCCCTCGTCAGTCGCGTCAGTCGCGTCGGACGTATCGGTCGTATCGGTCGTGTCGGTCGTGTCGGTCGTGTCGGACGTGTCGGTTGTATCGGCCGCGTCCGGCGCATCGTCATTCGTGGGTGTCTCGTCCTTGGGTTTGAGGCGGCGCATGGCAACCAGCGTCTGGATGACGGGATGCTCGGCGGGCAGTTCGATGTCCTTGCCGTCCAGCAGCAGCTTCTCTTCTTCTTTGCCGTTAACGCGCAACGTGATGCCGCTGTTGGGACCGTGATAGGTGTAATTCATGGGGCGTCCTCCTCGGGACTTTCTTGGACGGCGTGCGTTTGCGCGCTGAATTCGGTCAGGTACTGCCAGATGCCGCCCACCTGGCTGAGAAAGCGTTCGCTGTGCATGACAAGGCCGCGCGTGGCATGCGGCGGGGTATAGCCCTGGAGTGCCAGGCGCAGTCGGTCCAGCACAACGACGACGCCGTCGCCATGGTTGAGCTGGCGCACCATCGAAACCACGTTAAACATCGCCCGACGCGGCTGGGTGATGATCGTGGTGTCGCGGGTGTCGTCGTACCGGCTGGACACATAGCTGAGCAGCAACGCGCCTTTGGGATGTGTCAGGCGGTACTGATCCGGTCGCTCGGGGAACAGATCGACGGACAGGTCCTCAAACCGCCCGCGCAGCCGATCCAGAATCCCTTCCATCATCTCCAGCGTGATGCCGGTAATTAGCCTGGGCATGATCGCGGGCATCAGTAGTCCTCCAGTGTCGAGCGATCGAACAGCTTGGGCCGGCTAATGACCTTGAACTCCCCGGAAGACGGATAGGTCGGCCCCTTCGGGATGCCGAGGCTGATCCGGCCGTCACGGATGTGTTCCAGCAGCCGAATCTGCGTGCGATACAGGTCGCTCACCGCCTGCGGCAACTCCCTGCCATCGGGGCGCCGCGCGTAAAGCATGTGGCACGCGATAGCGCGGGTGATCTGCCGCAGGATGGTCGGCACGATGGGAAGCGGCATGTCATAGCGCCCGCTGAGGTAGCCGTCGACCAACTGCTCGGCGTCGTCGATGACCTGTGCCACGACCGGCGCATTCACGCCGGTCGTCTGGTACACGTCATCGTTGGACAGCTCGATCAGCGTCCGCTCGGACATCGACAGTAGCAGTTGGTCGACGGTGCAGTAGCGCATGGCTCAGCCCATCGGCATTTCGACAAGGGCTTCCGGGTAGAGGCTCAACGGAAGCGGGTTGGCCTGGCCCTCCAGATCCCAGCCCTTACCCATGCGGCGCTCCTGGGCTTTGGCGTAGAACGGCTGCCCCAGAGTGTTGACCGTCTCGTTGTAGTTGGCCGGTGCGTTGTAGAGCGCGTAGGCGCCGGCCGCGTCGGGAAACACCTGAGCGACATCGGCAGGGATAAACGGCTGGCCCGATACCGTGACGGTGTACTCACTGAACTCGATGCCACCGAACACGAAGCCCTTGCGCACATCGCCGCCGAGACGGTCAGCAGCCTCTTGGTAGTTGGCATAGGCGCGAATGACGTTGGGATGGTTGGTGAAGGCGTCGAACCAGTTGGCTCCGCAGAACGCCTTGAAGCCACGGACCAGCACACCGCCTAGCTTCGGCTCGGCGTAACGCTTAGCATCCATGCAGAACTTGCGAATGTCGGCATCTGCCTTCGTGAATGGCACGATGATGCGCTTCTTGGTGACACCGAACTCGTCATAGAGATCGTGCAGCACCGAGCCATCGGCGTCGAGAATCTGGCCGCGCAAGGCTCCGACGCGCTGGAACTCACGCGTTGCCTCCAGACTGTTCTTCATCGTTAGCAGCTTGTCGTTGATGACTTCTGCCTGCCCCTGCAGCGGGTTGGTAGTACTGCCATCCGCAGCATCGGGGGTAAACGCCGCGACGTTCTGTACTTCGGAGGGAAGCACGTGTCCCTCGGTAGGAAGATGTGCGCATTCGAAGGTGCGCCGGGTGCGCTTGCTGTTCTTGATCGGTGCCGGATTGTCATTACGTGAGGTGTTCGGTACGAGGAACAGCCGCCCATTGCGCACATCGATGGTAACCGTGGTCGTCGGCACGCCACGCTCTTCGAACAAGCCCATGCTCGCCACGCGTGTCGGCAACACCGGCAGCTTGTTGATCGATGCAGTTAATGCCGAAACGGTAAACAGGTCTTCAAGGTTCATAGCGTTTCCTTCGTTCAGAGCGCGGCGCGCAGCAGAATCCCGCGTGTCTCCAGCGACTCGCTCAACACAACGCGGTCGGCTTCCGAGAGCGTGTCTGCCCATTGAATGAGGTCAGCGTCGAGTGTGGCCCCGCGTGCGATCACCAACCCCTTGCGCGGCTCGGTGGAGGCAGGAAGGCTTTCGCCGAGGACCGCGTACGCTTGGGTGTCGCCCGGTGCCGGTGGATTGAGTGAGCTGTCGGCGGCCTTCACGAGCACCGCGCCCAAAGGCAACGCGTCGCCGGGGCCGATGACAGCAGACTCGCGTGTCCAGTCGCGCTTGACCTCGACCAGCAGAAGGTCCGCGAGGATGTCGGCCTGTGTGACGGATTTGAAATACAGCATGCGCAATACCTTCGATGGCTCAGGAATGGGACGCGCGGCGAGCCGCATCGTCGAGGAGTGGGTTGGTCGGCGGCGCAGGTGTGGCAGCACGTGTGCCGGTCGCGAACTCGCCAAAGGACACAACTGGGTCGCGTTGCTCCAGGAATTCGCAGAACGCCTCAGTCAGGTTCTGGCGGTCATCGCCTTCGCCAAAGCACGGCGCAAGGCCGGATTCGTCGGGTTGCTCGCTGACGTTGAGCATGGCGACCACGAGCGGCACTTGCTTGGGGGCCAAGCGGCCGGTTTCGACCAAGCCCTCCGCAAAGGCGGTATGGGCTGCAAAGCGGCGGGCATCGGCCTCGGCCGCCGCTTGCAGCGCGGCGTCCGCTTCACGCTGAGCGCGCTCGGCCGCTTCGGCACGTAGCTGCGCGACTTCATCGGCGAGCTGGGCGTTTTGGGTTTGCAGGGCGTCGTTGGCCGCTTGGGTCGCGGGGTCTTCGGGCGAAGGCTGTAGATCGTCAGCCGTGCCGTTAGCGGAGAGCCACTCTACGACGCGGCGTAGCAGGCCGAGCGCTGGCGTGTCCAGATCGGCGAACTCCACCACGCCTTCCTCGCCCTCGGCGAACTCGGTCTGGCGAAGGCCTTTGACGGCAGGGGCTAGTGCGCCCAGAAAACCCACATGACGCAGGTACCAATGACCTGGAGCGGGATTATTAGTGGCGTCTGGGTGATAGAACGACGCGCTGATTTTCTTGTAGCGGCCTTTCTGTACCAGCTCGGCAAAGGCCGGATCGACCTGGTTCGGTTCGGCGTGTAATCCCTGGCTATCGGCTGTGAGCTTACTTACCCAGCCGTATGCCGGACCGTCGTGACGCGGGTGACCGACGACAATGGGGGCTTCGTGCAGCTTCGGGTCGTAGACGGCGGCGCAATCGGCCAGATCGCCGTCGCCAAACTCGATGGCGTTGCCCTGCATCGAGCGATGGCGGCCGGCGCGGAAAATGTGGAGGGGCTGAGGCATGAACTCTGTCGCTCACTGGGTGTGGCGACAGATTGGCCTCGCGCGGGGGATGCGTCCCCGTCACGGGCGTTAGGAATGACTGCGCCGTTAGGCAGAAGCCGGCCCATGCCTCTCACCCGTGAGTTGGGCACAATAGGGCATTCAAGGGGCAAAGGAGGAAATATGGCGCCTGCAACCGGAACGCATGACTGGGTAGTTCTGGTCCTTTCCAGTGCGTTGGTAAGTGCGATAGTCAATGTTCTTTCGGGATTCGTCTCCAAGATCTGGGACCACCGCAGGGAAGACAAGAAAGCGAGAAAGGAAAGCGGCTACGCGTATCTCGAGATCGTCATGGAGCTGGAAGATTTTGTTCGGCTGGCCTCTAGTCGCCTTTTCAGAATCAACTGCGTCCTATACGAATTCGAGACGTATGGTGACGCAACCAGGCTTGAACCTTTGGTGAGACTGGAGCCGATCACGTTTGCATTCAAGAACGAGCCAAACTGGCTAAAGTTACCCATTGACGTCGTGGCAGGCGCAAAAGAACTGCCCATCGAAATTGACACAACGCTGGAACGTATCTCATATGCCTGGGGCGTCGGGGAGTCGGACGCCCCCTGGCTATTGAAGATGCAAACACAGTATTTGTCCTTCTATGGGCGCAAGGCCTACCAGGAGGCGGCGAAGATTCGTCGCGACATTAAGCTGGCACCATCAAGCAATATCCGACCTTGTTTGGCCCTTTTTCTAGAAACGCTAGAAGAATGGCGGTCACGATTTGAGCAGCGCCCAGAAACCGCCCTCATCACTGCACTGGACATCGAGTTTCAGGGCGCCGTAAGAACATCAAAGCTTAAGAGCACTGTCGCCAGTGCGGCGAAACGTTTTATAAAACACCTCAGAGGCTCAGAGCGAGCATCGGATGCTTAAGGGGATATCGCCGCACCCTAGCACTACGAGATTGCCTCCTTAGGGCTTGTACGGCGGATGAGTGGTTCTCAGAGGCACGGCAGAATTGCGTACCAACGGGCTTCTACACGGACACTAAGGGGGGGATATGCCAAGCATCCTACAAATCGTTTCGCTCGGCGGTGGAGATGCACCAACTCTATTGTCCATTGTTGCTTCAAGTGCGCTCACCGGTGCGATGGTGACGTTACTCGGTACAGGCGGGTTCAAGCTTTGGGACAACATACGGGCGGACAACCAAACAAAGCTGAAGTTGGATCACGTGCGCTTGGGGGTTGCGCTTCAACTGGAAGCCTATTGTCAGCGATCTAGTGCCTACATTTCTCGGATCAGCCTTGCGGTTTCCGAAGCGAACAGACTTCAGGACGACAGCGAATTAGGGATGTTTCAAATTCAGCATTTTGCGTTCGACCCAGAGCCGGATTGGACTGGCCTCACGCTTCAGTTCGCCGCTGACGTGAGAGGCTTTCCCAGAGCGACCCATGAATCCGATTTATGGTTTGAGGCAACGGACGCCTTTGGCGATGCGTTTGAAGCGGCTGAGTTCCGGCGGCAACATGCTTGTTTGCATGGTTTAGATGCAGCAAACCGGGCTCGCGCGATTCTGTCCGGCATTGGAGTTGAGCCCAAAACTGCTCTAAAAGACTATGAACGGCATTTTCTACGCGAGCTTGAGGAACTCCGTGAGAAGGTTAAGAGCGACGAAGATCGTCTTTCGCTGTTGCCTGAACTAGACAGATACTTACAAACACGTCCTGCGCAAGTAGCCCAGTAGCAAGCCTTCGGACAGATGCTGTGACGGCTTTATCACTGGCCGGCCTTCCGCAGATAATCCAACGCCAAGTCGAGGATGCTTTCCTGGACTTCTGGCCCTAGCTGAGCATCATCCGGCGTCCCGGTCACAGGGAAATAAGGGCGCGGCGGCAATGTGGCTCCGTTGCCACCTAGGCCACCCCATTGCTGGAGGGCGGCGTACGGAATATCCGCGCCCGTGGCGATCAATGCGTAGTCGTGACCGTGATCGGTGTGTGCCGAGCGCGCCAGCGCGCCGCTAACCTGAAGCATCTTACCCGGCCAATGGCCTTGTCGCTCACGCGCCTTCTTCGTAGTAGCGAGCAGCTCCGGCCAGGCCGGGCGACCCTCCTGGTCGAAGTTCTGCTCGGTATGGTCCAGCAGCTCCATGGCAATACCCGCCATGAGCGGTTCAAGGTTGCCTACACGATGGGCGATGCGATCCAGCACGATATCCAACGGCTTGGTGGGAACCGTGACCTCAAACATGGGATGTCTCCAAACGATTGACGAGGACCTGACGGGCACGCTGTAGCCGCTCCACATCTGCGACGCGGATGCGGTCGATGTTCTCCAGCTCCCAGCCGCGATTTGGCGACAGCCGCAACACCGCGCGGCGATACGCGCCGCCATCAGGCGCGACGATCACCAGACGGCCGGTACCCGTGCGAACAACCAGCGGTGCGCTATGCACGACTTCAGTCACGGCGCGGAAGTCATCCATGGTTGGGGCAAGCGGCTGGCCGACCATCGCACGCAACGAAGACGCATCGAGCCAGATGGCTTTGGCAGTACCCCCCACACGTGCCTGTAACGCTTCCGGCAGCACGCCCACGGGGAAGCGTTCGGCCGGGCCACCCTGAGCCGCAAGATGCTTCGCCTTCGCCGAGGCGGAGAGCGTCCGCACGCTGGGTCGATAACCTTCTTGGGCAACCTGCGCCTGTTGCCGCTGTACGAACCGCTCAAACGCCGGCCCCGTCACGGTGGCCTGGACGTAACGCGCGACGAGATCGGTATCGTAACCGTCCAGGCGCGGCTGGTAGGCCACCGTGGGCGCAGTGTTGAACGAAGGGTCCGGTGAGAACGTAAACGGCTTGCCATCGGCCGAGACGCCACGCAGCGACGCGACCTCAGCCGTCTCCACCTCGCCAGTACGCGGATCGACGCCGATCTCGACCGAACGCAGGCCAAGCTTGTTCAAGCTCGATTGCACATGGTAGCCATATCGACGTGCCGCCTCTTCGGTCATGGCGACAATACGACAACGGCAGTTGTAGCCGTTCGGAGCAAAGATATAAGCCCAGGCCGGATCGTCGTAGCGGTACGTGGTGTTATGCAGCGCCGCATGAGTGGGCCGCGTCTTGTTGTCCATCACGGCCACGTAGCGCCACAAGGGGTGGGTCGCGGTGGCCGCCATCATGGCGACATGCCGCCCGGCCATGTAGGCAGATTGCATGTTCGTTTCGTAGATGGTGCGCAACCGACGCGGGCTGCCCAACTGCACGACCTGGGCGTTCCCGTCGCTGTCGACACGCACCTGCTTACCCCACCAGCCCTTGTCCTGAAGGATGGGCGTGAGCTGTTGGATGTACTGGCGGCGGGTCAGTCCCGTTTGGAGCCCGGTCACTAGGCCATCGCGTAAGTCCTGCAGCACATCCAAGCTGGCGACCTTCGCTACCGTAAAGGCCCGCGCGTGCGCCTCGTCACGCAAGTCCTGCCAGCGCTCGGTCAGCTTGAGCCCTTTGCCTTGCAGGTACGCCACAGCCTCTTCGGCCGGACGATTGAACAGCATGGTCAAAGTAGAAGCCGGCAGGCTCATGTGTTGGCCGGGTCAATCGCGTGATACTGCCCCCACAGTTCAGCAATGAACAGCATATGGCCGAGGCGCCGCGCCAATGCCCGATCATCCAAGGTCGGATACAGATCCGCGAGGCGTCCGAGCGCCGCCGTTTCGCCGCCTTCCTTCAAAGCAGAAAGGACTGGCGCTAACCAGGCTTCGGCCTCTTTCTGCAGGGTCGCCCCCGACAACGCCTGCGCGATAGCATCGTCCAATGCGCGCTGATCGCTGAGCGGATCGTCACCTTCGGCGAAAGACGCGTTCTCGGTCGGTTGTGCCTCGTCCATGCTGGCATTCAGGTCACTTTCGAGCAGCCCGTAACTGCGCTGGAAGTAGCTGCGCGTGAACTTCGCTCCCGCTTTCGTGAGGTTCTGGTCGCGGCTCGCCTGCTGGGTGTTGAGGATGTTCGGGTCTTTGATCGTCCAAAGGGGCAAATCACCGTCGAGGTTCAGCTCGCCCCACCAACGGATCAGTTGATTCACCGTGTCGGCGGTCAGCTTCGCATCGCTATCGCGAATGGCCTCGTCAACGTCCTGACCTGCTCGGGCCGAAGCGTGATTCGTATCCTTCTCCATGGTCTGGTTCTGGCCGAGCAGTGCAATCGAGACCTCGCTGCGGCAGAACATCAAGAAGCGCTCATAAACATCCACGCTCTGGCCCTTGCCCGAGGCTTCGACGATCTCGACCGACGAATCATCGGGGATGACGCTAACCGAGCACTGTGACAACGCATCCAGCACGGCCAGGAACGACTCGGTCTCCTCGTCGGGTGTGCCGCGTGGGTGTTTGCCGACCAGCCAGGGTGTGCCGTACTTCTCCGTGAAGTTGAGCCAGAACTTGAATCCGCCGCGCTTGAACTGCGTCGGCCAGAAGCAACGAGCCAGATCAGGCATGCCGTATGGGTTGTCGTAGCTCGGGTCCTGGCGTGGCAGCAGGAACTTCTTTGGGGGAGGTAGTTCACCCAAAGCCCCGGACAGCACGGCCCGAAAGCGCAATTGGTTGTCGGTATCGAACACAAACCACTCGCACGGCTTCCCGATGACTTTCGTAGGTGCAATCAGGCCCTTTTGATATTCCCAAACGACTTCGATGGGCTGGTAGCCGAAGAGTGGTGCATCCAGGATGTCGCCAATCAGACGATCGATATCAAGGTTGCTGAGCATGGCCTGCGTCAGCTGGAAAGCACGCCGCGTCGCGCTGCCGCGCTCTAGACCGCACTGCAGCGCCTTCACTGCGGCTTTGCGACGACGCACGCATCCGCCCACGTGCGCATCCATTAACAGATCGCGGTAAACCGCCTGTGACACGCCACGTTTGCGCAGGATCGGATCGGGGTTGGGCAACCACATCCCCGAGCCTTGCCAGCCGAGCGCGCGCGCACGAGTCGCCCATTCGCCAACGGGTGGCTTCGTGTCCGCGAAATTGACGAACTCGTTCGGGGTGACCCAGATGCCTTTCGAAGCGCTCATGCGTAGCCCCGCGTGATGGTACGCACCGTGCGCGGACGGCAGGACCGGACTTTGACAGGGCCAGCATGCAGCTGCAGGCTGGCGTAAATAGCAAGCACGAGGGCGATGGCGAAGTCGCCGTGCCGCTGCATGTCAGGGTCTTTGAGGTCTTTGCGGCGCAAGGGCGAGACCATCGGCACACCCTCGACGTCCTCGATACTGCGAAGGTCCTGTGCATGGTTGTCGTCCTTGACTAGGCTAATCGAGCTGTCTTCGAACCATTGCACCATCTTGCCCATCCAGGCGGCGTACCAGCTCCGATGGAGTTGTACCTGGGCTACGCGCGAGTGCCCGAATTCGTCCGCTGTGTACTCGGCCAGGATTGCGCCGTTACCCCCGGCATCCATGGCGACGGTGTATCGTGCATCCAGGGCCTTCAGGATCGTCCAAAGGATTTGTTCCTGCTGCCGCGTGGGCACATTGTGCATCTCGACCACCAACGGCACGCTGCGGTGCAGGTTGGCGAGGACGATCATCACTGCGATCACTGAAAAGTCACGGTGGCGCGCGAAGTCCTGGCCCACGGCAGGCCGCCCCTTGGGCAAACGTGCGAGCGCGGGTTTGAGGTAACGGTTGATCCAGTCCGCGACATACGCTTCGCGCTCCTGCTTGGAGCGGTGGGCGAAGCTGTCCGGCAGCGATAGGCGAAGGATGTGCTCGTCGAGTGTCATGGCCGCCTCGATCCATACGCCCGGTAGGCACACGCCATTACCATCGCGCGGGATCGCGTCCAGCTCTTCGCGCATCTGTGCCTTACGCGGACCATAGAGCGCGCGGATGTTGGTGTACCAGTCGCGCTTGCCCTTCGTGCTGGGCTTCCAGCCTTTAATCAGGCAGTAGCGTTCATAGAGGCCATTCTTGACTGCATCGTCAAACGTGACTTTCAGCGACTTGGCCTGGTCGCCGTAGCGGCCATTCTCGATATCGCGGATCAGGATATTGAAAGCGTTGTTCTTGCCATTGTGCGAGGAGATGATAACGATGCAACCGCCCCAGATCAGCAGCGCAGTCGCCGCATCCAATACGGCCTGCACGTTTTGATGGAACGCGGCCTCGTCAATGATGACCTTGCCCTGCAAGCCTCGAATGTTTGCGGGATTGGATGACAACGCCACGATCTGGAAACCGCTAGCAAAGCGAACGCGGTAGCTAGTGATGTAGCGCGTCCTACCTTGCGCATCCTGATCCTCGAACAGAAACTCTTCGACTTCTCCGATGCCCTCGCCCTGTGCTTGGGCAATCGACCGGGCAAAGCGGGCGCAGTAGCCGATGAACTCCAAGCCTTTAGCTTTGGTGTCGCCAATGTAGTAGACGTTGTCGCCGCCATCCTGGCGGGACGTGGCCGCAAGGATGGTTGAATCGAGCGCTTCGGCGAACGTGATGCCGGTGCGACGGCCCTTCTCGGCGACTTTGATCGTGGCCTTGAGTGCCAGCCACTGCACCTGGTGGGCCATCAAAACTCCCTTAGCCAAGGGGTTAAAGTCCTGAGGAATCTCACGAACAGAGGCCGGCAACTCCTCCCATTCGACGCTACCAACGGCCTGCGCGACGCTCATGCGTTGCTCTTCCGCGTAGGCTTTGCTTCAGTCATATGGGTAGCCACACCGAGTACGTCCGCACGCAGCATGGCGGCAGCCTCAGCGCTCAGTCCCTTCCTAATGGCGGAGCGATTGACGGCCTCGGCAGCTCGCTGCAACGTGACTTGCTCGACTTCTGCCGCCCATTTCTTTTGATGAATGGATGCGCGCGACAGCGATGCGACGTAACGCGATGCATGGGCGAGCAGCTTGAGGCGCTCCTTTTCGTCTTTGGCGTCAGTGACTTCCTTGAGTTGCATGAGGAGGTCGAACAGCTCCGACTGGAGCAATGCCATCAAGGCCTCTTCGCGCACGCCACTCTTATCCTGAGCAGCATCCGTCAGAATTTCGGCGGTCAGGTTGAAATCGCGGATTTTCGCTACGCGGTCTTTGAGGGTTCGTGCGTAGCGCTTCACGCCGGAGCGACTGAGCGCAAAGCCGCGACGCTCCAGCTCCTCGACGAGCAGGTCGTGATGATGGAAATTCGCTTCGATCAGCGCCTTGTCCAACCAGTCGCGGACGACTTTGGGGAGCTGGTTAACTTTGCTTTGCCGTGCCATGCAGCTGCCCTAGTTGCCATTCAGCACAGGGCAAAGGGCAAAGGGCGTTACAGAAGCCTGAGGTTGCTGCTCGGCCTGGATCGGAAAGTACATGGCACCTCGCGCGGCGTAGAAGTCGACGTGATGTCATCGTCTTCTCGCGCGCGCGCGAAAGCACTGTAATCAGAGTTAGGAATGAGATGTCAGCCCCGGCATCCGTACCCGCTGTGCGTGATACCAGACGACTAATTGTACTTCGGGGGCAATATCCTGGCGTGCGCTGGCTACTTGTGCTTCAAAGGCACAAGAATCTTGTCCATCAGCTTTTGATCGACATCTGAACTGGATGGCAGTGTTTGATCGTCATCAATGCTGAAAGGCACAGATGGATCAAAGGGAAGTAATGCCGGGAGATCAGGCACCCCGTGGATATCGCACCCGACTTGGCACGACTTCTTACGGACCACCACTCCAACGTTTCCCACCTCGTAACGGCATTCATCAACACCCGCCCGGAGTAGCTTCGTATCTCTGCCGCCAAGAATGATGCCTACTTCGACAACGTTTCCAAGACCGAGCACGCGTGCGTCGTCGGGCGCCCTTTTTAAGCCACTCACCACTGCGACCATGCTCTTTGCACGGACGGCATCTGACAACGCTGGGCACGCCGCAGCCAGGGCTTTTTCGGCTTGATGGGCTATTTCACTTCCGGCAGTGTCCAATTGCCATAATTCAGGGCCAGACACCGTTGTGTCAGCCGGGTGCTCAGCATTTTGGCTAGAACTGCATGCCGTCAATGTCAGCGCAAATAGAACTGCAATTCGATTCCGTTTCATCTCTTCTCCCGTGTGGTTAGTTATGAAGTATTAGACAGTTTGTCCTGGAGCTTGCAAGTCTCACTTCCCTAGACAGATTTGCTCAACCGTCAGCTACGCCACCGCGCGACGGAGGCCGCTGACGTGGTTAATGGCCGCCCAAAGCTATCGAGGCCCCCGTCTTTTTGCTCCTCTAACTGCGTGCCTATCCCGCTTTCTGGACGAGCGCGTGAGGCTTGGATCATCTTGCAGCGTCATTTTCCCTGTTGTCACGTCTCTGCCTGCGTGAATGTCTCCGTATGCGATAATAGGTTGCTCATAGAGCACGCCAATCGTGGTCCCTGTTGCGAATGGAACCGCGTCTATCAGGGAGGTGATTGCGCGGCTCTTGGCCGCCAGGGATGCGCAATGGAAGAGCGTAAGTAACTCGTGCTCATCCTGAGTCGAAACAATACGCAAGCGTTCACCCGTTAAGACGTAGTGCACATCAAAGCCCAGTGCCGCCAGTCTTGCTAAGTAGTCGGCTCGTGGGTATTCCCTCCCAGATTCAAAATCCCTTTGTGCGGCTTGGTTCACGCGCGTCATTGAGGCAAGCATGTACAGCGTCAGCTTTCTACGTATTCTTTCCTCGATCAGTCGAACGCCAAATTGATCGTCGAGCATGCAGGCTTTCCCTTGTCGCCTGATAACGAAAAGCTTCAGCGCCCCTTGCGCTGCGGTGCTTTAACGCTACTAGTTTTCTTCGAAGTCTTCGCAGTTGACTGACTACTAACGTCGCCTGCACGCATGTTTCGGCCCACGTTGATGGAGCCACCTGCGTGAACCCCACCAATCTTTACCTGAGTTTCGCCAGGCTTAGCCGAAGGTTGTTCCGTGAACGTCGCGCCTGTCGTAAGGGCTCCGATAACGGCTGCCTTAACTGCAAGAGGAGCAGCTCGGAATCGCTGAATTAGCTCTTGCTCGTCCGGCGACAGTGCACTTTCTTCATGCTTGCCGGAAATAACGTAGAGCACATCAACACCCACACGCATTGCTGCCTGGAGGTAGAGGAGGTCTGGGCTGCGCGCATCTGATTCATAGTTGCTTTGCGCTAAGCGTCGCACACCGATGAGTTCACCGAACTCTGTCTGCGACAGTTCGAGTCGTATGCGTTCTGCCCGTAGGCGCTCACCGGGTGAATTCATTTGAATGCTCTTGCTGTTGACAATGCATTCAAATGAATGCATGATCCGTTCAAACTAGTTCAAACTAATACAAGCAAAAGGAGCCATTACTGTGGCCCGTTCGCCCACCAAACTCCTGACCTGCGATCAGGTCAAGAAAAAACTCCGCGCTGAGGGCCTGACAACTGCCGCTTGGGCTCGGCAGCACGGCTTCAAGCCTCACGCGGTCAACCAATTGTTGAACGGTTTTTCCCGTGGAACGTACGGAAAAAGCCATGCCATCGCTGTCGCGCTCGGTATTAAGGCTCCGGCAAGCGATTCCTAAGCCCTCGTCCTCAGCAAAACAACCCATTGATCCCGCCCGTTCCTTCAGGAAGGAGGTCTCCGTATGCCTTCGGCAAGCCCTTCGCAATTCACCGTTATCGCCCGCGAGTCGTGTCTCGCGCCAGGTCAATCTATTAGCCGGCGCCACGTCGACAATTGGGCCAAGCGGCATCACTTCCCTCGCAAGTTGGTTCATCTGGTCCTGAGCGGGCTCGCGCTCGCCAGAGACAAACAGTGTGCCGCCATTGCCGCCGCCCTGGAAATCGACATCCAGTACACGCTTGGCTCGCCTCTTCGCATTCCACATCACCGAACCTCCACCGGGCATCTTCCGGCTCGCGCTGTCGAGCGACTCGCCCGACTGCATCACGCCTCACTTTGCTCTATCTACCGCCGCGTCAAAAACGGGGAACTCGTTATCCCGTCTAGCCGCTCGCTTTCCCTTCCTCGTTGAGTTGCATTCGTATGTTCTTAATAGCCTGCGCAGTGCCAATCACATATTCCTTCACTTCGTTTCCAAGCGGTATCTCAGCTGCCACGCCCACCGGTATGCCCAAAAATTGCTCTAACAGATCCACCATGCGGCCCTCATTCCAGCCGTTTTCCATCATGGCGCGCAAGAGGCTCTCCATGGCCACCTCGAAAGCCATGGTACGGGCTTCCAACTGGTTTAACCGTTCTTCCAGAGTCATCGGTCATACCTTGGCTGATTTCAACGCTTTCATTGTACGTGCGGCAAGACCCTTTTACTCCTGCAAATGTCTGTGGTGTTTGGAGCGGTGCACAGGAAAGGTGTTCCTATGAGCGCCTTGACTTGGAAAAGCCCGTCTGCCTTGGAGGGCGAGTGGCTCCAGCCCGCCAATACGTTGGCGGAGGCCATGCGACGCAGCGTGGAACTGGCTCGCACGCGCAAGCAACTATCGATAGAGCGGCTAGCTGATCGGCTCAATGTCGGTCACTGGACCCTCTACAAATGGGTTCAGACCGGGAAAATGCCGGCGACGATGATCCGCCCGTTTGAGGACGCCTGCGGCACGAACCTTATTACACGGTGGCTGGCGAGTGCTGGACAGCAGTTGCTGGTTCGCATGCCTACCGGAGGCTCGCTCACCGACGAGGGGTTCCAGAGCCTGCAAGACAAGCTCCTGTCTGCGACCCGCGAACTGCTGCGATTCCATCGTGGATCAACGGACTGGCTCAGCGTGCGGACCGCGCTCTACACCGCACTGCAGGCGCTCGCATTCCATCTTCGTAACGTGAGGGCCAACCGACAGCCGCAACTACCGTTTGGAGGTGCTACGTGAGGCCGGTTGCCAATCCCCGCGGCTGTGCATCTGCCGCCCGCGTCCTCCGAGTACTGATCGTGCTCAAGGGCCACTCGCTAACCGGTCTGAGCAATATCGACATCGCGCGCGCAACCAATGAGTCGGCTTCCAACGTCACACGAGCGCTCCATACCCTGATCGGCGAAGGGCTGGTGATGCAGCTCGACAACGGTCGCTATGCACATAGCGTGCAAATGCTGCAGATAGCCCGCGCGCATGCGGACCATATGGCCCGTACACAGGCACGCATGGATGAATTGAACCAGCGCGTCAGCGCGGGTTCGCACTGAGGAGAATACTGATGGCTAAAAACCTTCCCCGCGCCCATCGCTGGGCCTTGCAGGCTGCGCATGGCGACGGCGCTCCCGTGACCATTCCGTACTTTCTAGGACTATTGGCCGCGCAAACCATCGTGGAAAGCAATAGCACGATGCCTACCAATCCCTACGCCCCCGCTTCGGCGGACTCCAAGCAATACCTGCGCGGTTTGCGTTACGGAGTCCTGTGCAACAGCGACGAGGCATTGCTGATAGCGCGCTTGTTCGAAGCCACGACTGCCTGAGGGATTTCTATGTCACGCAAACCATCCAATGCAATGGTGATCGATCCCAGTCATGATGCCCCGATTAGCGAGCAGGTCATTCGCGACGTGGACACAATGAGTCAGCTTGCTGGCACGTACGCCGCAGATCGTGACCTCGTTAATCAGCTGCTTGGTCAGGCACAGATGGCCGATGCATCGGCAGAGTTTTTCCTGACGGTCAGGACTTCCAAACTAACAATTGTCAAGGAAAACAAGCTTTACCGTCATTTGGCTGGCCGAAAAAGTCCTGACGGTCAGGACTTTTTGAAAGGGACCTGGGAGGAGTTCTGTCGTCTGATTGGTCGAGGCGTTGCTCAGGCGGACGAGGACATTAAGAACTACCGTGAACTTGGCGCGGAGACATTGGAATCTCTCCAGCGTGCAGGTATCGGTTACCGCGAGCTACGCACGTTGCGACGTTTGCCTGACGAGCAGAAGGAAGCGCTCGCCACCATAGCCAAGAGCGAGGACAAGGAAGAAATCATTGGTTTTGCTGAGGAGATTATTGCCAATCAGGCCAGAGAAAAGGCGGCTCTACGCAAAGAGCTAGATGACGCTAAGGCGGACATTGCCGCCAAAGAGAAGGTAGCCGAAAACAAAGAGCGGACCATTGAGCGACTTCACAAGGACGTCTCCAGGGCGAAACGCACGTGGGACCAAGCCGCGCCGGAGGAGCGACTGGAATTGCTCCGAGCCGATGCGGACAAGCAAGCCATGGCCGTTCGCAGCGCGATAAATGCCTTTGGCAACGATATCAGCAGCATGCGCAGCCGCGTCGCCGCACTGATGACTTATGGTGCAGAGCACAATATCGACCAGACCGTATTCCTGGCTGGCCTGTTCGCCGAGATTGAGCGGGACCTCCTTTCGCTTCGCGACGAGTACGGTATCCCCGACACCGTGGTCGGTGACGAAGGTGTGGCTGCACGCCGTGACATGGGCCTCGATACATGAACCCGGCCATGCAAGCACGAATAGCCCAACTGGCTGCCTCCATTGCGTCGATAGCGCACGGGGGTAAGGGGGCGGTGTTGGAGAAGGCGGCTGAGGAGTTGCACATGTCTCGGGCGACACTCATGCGGCACTTGAAGTCGTTCCGCCTGGGCAAGCACCGCCGCCGTCGCGCTGACGCAGGCCAGCATGCCCTGAGCCGCGACGAGGCCCTGGTGATTTCGGCCTACCTGACGGAGTCGGCGCGCCGCAACGGCAAGCGGCTGGCGAGCATCGAGCAGGCGGTCGAGGTGCTGCGCGCCAATGGAGCCATTCTGGCCGGCCGCGTCGACGATGATACTGGCGAGTTTTTTCCGTTGTCGCCGAGTGCGATCAGCCGGTCGCTGCGCACCTATGCGCTGCATCCCGACCAATTGATGCAGCCGGCCCCTAAGATCGGCATGGCCTCACGCCATCCCAATCACATCTGGCAGGACGATCCGAGCCTCTGCGTGCTGTATTACCTGCGGCAGCAGAAAGGGTTGCGTGTCATGGACGCCGACACGTTCTACAAGAATAAGCCCAAGAACCTCGACCGCATCGCTAGCGAGCGAGTATGGCGATACGTGTTTACCGATCATGCCTCTGGCGCGCTCTATGTCGAGTACGTGCAGGGCGGCGAGACCAGCGCCAATCATCTGCATTGCCTGATTAACGCGATGCAGAGCCGGGGCACAGACGATCCGTTCCATGGGGTGCCGCTTGGCCTGGTAGTCGACCCTGGCAGTGCCAACACCAGCCACGAAGTGCAGAACCTTTGTCGTGCGCTATCCATCGACCTGATCGTGACCAAGCCGGGGCAGCCCTGGGCCAAGGGACAGGTCGAAAAGAGCAACGACCTAGTCGAGCGCTATTTCGAGCATGGCCTCAAGTTTGTCGAGGTGAGCAGCCTCGACGAGTTGAACGCCTACGCCCATCGTTGGATGCGTTACTTCAATGCCAAGTACAAGCACAGCCGTACCGGGCGCACCCGTTACGAAGTGTGGCAAACGATCAGTCAGGAGCAGCTCCGCGTCGCCCCGTCCGTCGATGTCTGCCGCTCGGTGGCAATGAGTGCGCCCGAGGTACGCGTGGTGACACCCCAGTTGACCGTGCAGTATCGCGGCAAGATGTATGACGTTTCGCACGTCCCCGGCGTCATGGTGGGCGAGAAATTGGATATTGCACGCAACGCTTGGCGCGATTGGGATACCGCGCATGCCCTGGTCCATGCTGAGGACGGCCACCTGCAGTATGTGGTGATCGATGCCTTGCAAATGGATGCCTTTGGCTTCCGCGAAGATGCGCAAGTCTGGGGCGAAGGTTATTCCCGTCACGCCGATACGCGCACGGATACGAACCGTAAGGCGGTCGAGCAAGTCATCACGGGCACGGAGTCTGTGCAAGCTGCCGAAGCCAAGCGCAAGGCCAAAGCGCTGCCGTTCGACGGCAAGATCGACCCCTACAAGCCGATCACGGATACGCCGCTGCCGAGCTTCCTGCCCAAGCGCGGCACCGCATTGGAAGTGCCGGGCGTGAGTACGATGGAGCGGCCGCTCAACCACGTCGAAGCTGCTCGATTGCTCAAGGATCGCCTGGGTGCACTGTGGACGCCTGAGCGCTTTACGTGGCTTCAGGCACGGTTCCCCGAAGGTGTTCCCGCTGACCAGGTGGACGCATTAGTCGCCGACCTGGGCAACGGTACCGCTGCACCGGACCGCGTACCCGTGCTGACGGTGGTCCGGGGAGGTGTGGCATGACGCTTCGACTGAAAGCCACGCTTGCCGAGGCTGGGCTCAAGCAAGGCGACCTTGCCAAGCAACTGAAGATCAGCGACGCCACCGTCGCGCAGATCGTCAACCACGGCCAGTGGCCGCGCTCCGCCAAGACCGACGACCTGAAAGCCCGCATCGTCGCTTGCCTGACACGTGCGGGCGCGTCCGACGACCAGCTATGCGGTGTGTTCGACACGGTACAGCAAGACACCGCTCCCGCCATCGAGGAGCCGGCCGCGCCGTCGCCTACCCATTCCGACAAGGAGACCGACCTCATGCTCTTGCGCAAGCAATCCCTGAAGCCTACTGCCAAGAAGGCGTTTGGCCTATTCCGCGACCCGTTTGCCGACGATCTGCAAGGCGCCGAGGACGTGTACCTGAATCAGGATATTCGCTACATCCGCGAGACGATGTTCACCGTTGCCAAGACTGGCGGGCTGCTTGCCGTGATTGGCGAATCCGGTGCCGGCAAGACGATCCTGATCGAAGAGCTGGAAGACCGTATTAGGCGGGACAATCAGCCCATCGTGCTTATCAAGCCCTATGTGCTTGGCATGGCGGACAACGACCAGAAGGGCAAGGTCTTACGGGCGACGCATATCGCCGAGGCCATCATGTCCAAGGTGGCGCCTGCTGAGAAGCTCAAGTCGTCACCCGAGGCGCGCTTTGAGCAGCTTCACGAAGCGCTGAATAACAGCTATGTCGCCGGCCGGCGACATGTCGTCCTGATCGACGAGGCTCATGCGCTGTCCACCCCGACGATCACACACCTCAAGCGATTCTTTGAGCTAAAGCTGGGCTTCGCCAAGCTGCTCGCCATCATTCTCGTTGGTCAGCCTGAGCTGCGCGAAAAGCTGTCGGAGCATAACCCGGCCGTGCGTGAAGTCGTGCAACGCTGCGAAATGGTCGAACTCATGCCGTTGAATGGCGAGCAACTGCGGGAGTACCTGGCGTTCAAGTTCAGGCGCAACGGTAAGGAGCTAGCCGACATCGTCGAGGACGGTGGCCTGGATGCCATGCGCTCTCGGTTGTCCTTGAACGTCAACCGCCGCCAAGCCACGGAGACCCGCTCGCTGCTGTATCCGCTCGCAGTGGGCAACTTGCTCGCGGCAGCGATGAACCTCGCGGCCGAGCTGGGTGTGCCGCGGGTGACCGCCGATGTCGTCAGGGAGGCCTAACGCATGCAGCCCAATGTTCACCCTCATCGCCCTTTACGCATCCTCACTCCCGCCTGCCTGGAGGCCATGGGACGCATCAACACCCTCGGCAGGACGCTGCGTGGGACCGGCACCCACATCACGGGGGTGCTCGACTGGCAGCGCGAGCGACCGTTGGTACGTGTCGACGTACTCAACGTCGAGGTGGTTAGCCAGATTCTGCCGGTCAACGGCGAAATCATGAAACCGAACGACGATGGCTCCATCCGTCACCGCGCCTTTCTGGGCGAGTGCGAGGTGGAGTGGAACACCGATCACTGACGGTTTATCGAGGAGATACGCGATGACAACACCGAAAGACGAACAGATTCCCGCCGGCTATCTCCGCGATGCCCAGGGCCGACTGATTCCCGAAAAGATGATCCGGCCCATTGATCGGCAACGCGACGACCTGGTCCGTGAGCTAATCGAGGGCGCGCGTGTCGCGCGGGAGGTGCTCCTGAACTTCAAGCGGCAGGCCTTCGCCGACATCGCGGCGCATGTGTCGCTTTCCGTGGGTGAGTACGGCGTCAAGCGCGGCGGGAAGAAAGGTAACGTCACCCTGGTCTCGTTCGACGGGCGCTACAAAGTCATTCGTGCGGTGCAGGAATCGGTTCTGTTCGATGAGCGATTGCATGCCGCCAAGGCGCTGATCGACGAATGCCTCTTGGAATGGACGGCCAATGCTCGCCCGGAGGTTATTGCCCTGGTGCAGGATGCGTTCAAGGCTGACTCGGACGGCAATCTGAGCGTCGCCCGCGTGCTCGGCCTGCATCGCCTGCAGTTCGATGACGAGCGCTGGCAGCGCGCGCTGCGAGCCATTGATGAGGCCATCCACGTGGTGGGAAGCAAGTCTTACGTGCGGCTCTATGAGCGCGTGGGCGATTCGGATCGCTATCAGCCCATCGCGCTCAATATTGCGGAGGTGTGAGGTGGAAGCCTGCCTCGATCATGTCTGCGGCCGTCGCCAGGGCCTTCACCGCTGCGAAGGCTCGCTGAAGGCGGAGTGTCGCGTCGTCCTGGGCGATAACCAACTGCTCGACATCGTTGTGACTTGCCCCGAGTGCGGCCACACACGCTACGCGTTCCTGTCTTTTGACGACCTGATGGAGGTGTGAGGTGAGATTTGCGTTCAACCCGTCCCTTCAAGGAGAAAGCCCATGAACTGCGACTGCTATACCGTGATGGATGCGCGATTGAAAGCGCACAATTTGCGGTTAAAACTCGGATGCGTTTTGATGCCGAATGACAATAGTCTTCACGCGCGACCCATCGTACCCACCGAGAAAATCGATGGAAGTTCGCGCAAGCAACTGCCGACCGTCTTCGGCAATTACTGTCCTTTCTGCGGCAAGCCGTGGCGAGATAGGGATGGAGCCCCCGAAAGTCGGGACGACAAAGCCCATTCCTCCAAGCTGAGCGAGAAGAAGTGGCTTATCACGCCGGAGTCTGTAGAGGCTGTGTTGCTCCTGGTCAGCGATACCAATGCACCACTGGAACTCATTCGTACCTGGTCATCGGATCAACAACAGAGCGCCTACGCCTGGGCCATCGCCTTGCACTACATGGCCAGCGACAACACCGTCGATGTGCCGCCTCGTCCCGATTTCATTCCTCGCCGGCCACGCTGACAGCGGCTGCACTCACTCCCGCAATCACGGCGAAGAGGTCCCTCATGCTCGTCCGACGCACCCGCCCTGGATGGAAAGATGTGACGCTTCTTGACCCACCGCCCTGCCGAGACGTGCGTGTTCGGGTTGTCTACGAAGGGTATCCCGCGCCACGCCAGTGCACCGCCTGGCGTCTCCGCGATGATCCCGACACGTGGTACGACAGCCGCACGCTGGAACGCATTGATGGTCACGTGGTCGCCTTCCTCACCCAGATCTTTGCTTACTTGGATATTTCATGAACACGCTCTGCATTTACCACGCTAATTGCGCCGATGGTTTCGGTGCTGCCTGGGTCATAGCGATGGCACTCCACGAGGTGGAGCTTTTCCCTGGCTATTACGGCGAAATACCGCCCACGGTCACCGGTCGCGATGTACTGATCGTCGATTTCAGCTATCCACGCGACATATTGCTCAGCCTGGCTGCCGAGGCGACGAGCATCACCATCATCGATCACCACAAGACAGCGCAGGCCGAGCTGGTTGACCTGCCGGCCAACGTGACGGCGATCTTCGACATGGAGCACAGCGGCGCAATGTTGTCCTGGCGCTATGTCTTCGGTGGCGAAGAGCCGCCCGTCCTGTTGCGGCACATCGAAGATAACGACCTGTGGCGGTTCGCCTTGCCGGGCACGCGAGAAATCATGGCGGCCGTACTCAGCTATCCCTATGACCTGGAAACCTGGGACCACCTAATGGGTGAAAACATCGAGGTACTACGCCATGACGGCGGGGCGATTCGACGCAAACAGCGCAAGGACCTGGAGGAGCTGCTGTTGGGACTCACGCAGCGCATGTCTATCGCCGGTTATGACGTGCCGGTTGCGAACCTGCCATACCTTTACGCCAGCGACGCGGGCCACGCGCTGGCTTCGGAGGCACCGTTTGCCGCGTGTTATTGGGATACCGCCCAGGGGCGACAGTTCAGCCTGCGCAGTCGTGCCCCCGATGGGCTGGACGTATCGGCCATTGCGCAGCAGTTCGGCGGCGGCGGCCATAAGCATGCGTCCGGCTTCCGCGTCCCCTTCGATCACCCATTGGCGCGTCACCCACGGAGTCTTTGATATGCGCGTCATCTTTCGCGACACGGATCAGCGCGTGGTGAAGGCCATGCAGGAGCGTTTTGCCGATGTGCCTGAGTTTGAGGCGACCCTCGGAGATATATTTTCCGACATCGGTGCAGCCGATGCAGTGATTAGCCCAGCCAACAGCTACGGCCACATGGACGGAGGCATCGATGCACGCTACGTTGAGTACTTCGGTAGGTCGCTACAAGAATCGATTTACGCCAAGTTGCACAACGTACACGGCGGTTTTCTGCCGGTCGGTAGCGCCACAGTGGTCGCGACACAGCATAGGATCATTCCCTACATGATCTGCGCTCCCACGATGGAACTGCCGAGCGTGGTTGCAGAGTCAGATAACGCCTACCGTGCTTTTCTGGCGGCATTGCTAGCGGCTCGCGAGCGCGGCTTCTCCATCGTGCTTACTCCGGGTCTGGCGACCTGCAAGGGTGCGATGCCGCCCGACAAGGCCGCATGGCAGTTGCGGGAGGCGTGGCGCATGTTCCAGGCCCAGCCGGATATGACCCTCGCTGGCCTCGTCAGGTCTCCGCTGCCGCCGCCCGGTTGGCTAAGACGCTGGTTTGGGGGCATGCATGCCGGCCTGGTGCTCCGCTGGGGCAGCTTCTGGGTCGGTTGGCACTATTCCCGCTACAACCGCCGGCTCTGTATCAACCTGATTCCGTTTATCACCATCTGGGTCACCCAGAGAGGGGGCGTAGCGCCACGAAAGACCTGACGGCTCCCCCTCACATTCCAACCACCACCAGCCCTACAGCGCGTCGCTAAGGCGCATATAACGAAGGAGCAATGCCATGAGTAAGTCTGGACTGATTGACCACCTGGTCGCCGCCACCGAGATCGGGACGAAGAAGGCCGCGTCGGACCTGCTGGATAAGCTGGCCGAGCACATTCACAAGTCGCTCAAAGGGGGCGATGAGGTAACCCTGCCGGGCATTGGCAAGCTGAAGGTCGCTCAAAAACCCGAGCGCACCGGGCGCAACCCGGGGACGGGCGAGCCGATGACCATCCCGGCGAGGCGCGTCGTTAAGTTCGTCACAGCGAAGGCGCTCAAAGACGGCGTCGCCGAGGCTTAATGCGAAACCGCGTCCTGCAAGGGACGCGGTCTACCGGGCGTGGTGGCCCGGTACTGATGAAGCAGCCCTAACAAGAATGAGCACTTCCCCGATGACGCCAGCGAGCCAACGCAGCCATTTAATTCGGCTGATTCATGTCGCCAAGCGCGACCTGTGTCTTACAGATGACGTCTACCGCGACATGCTCCAGCATGCGGTCGGTGCGTCGTCCGTCGCCAAACTGAGCGTCCGCCAGCTTGAACAAGTGCTCTCGACCCTCAAGAGCAGAGGGTTTGTCATCAAGAAAGCAGCGAAGAGGGTCGCTGCCGATAAGCCTGAGCAGCCTGTCGACCGGCATTCGCGCATGGTTCGCGAGCTTTGGATTGAATTACACAGCCTGGGCGCGGTGCGAGATAGCACAGAGGCTGCGTTGAATGGATTCGTGCGCCGGATGGTCGGCGTTGATGCCTTGCAATGGCTGTCAAACAAGCAGACCAGCGACGTTATCGAGCACCTTAAGAAGTGGCGCAGTCGAGTCATGGCAAAGCGGGGGTAGCGTTCCCGCGCCTGTATGGCTGTGTCAGCTCTTAGCCGTTCGACATGTAAATGAAGTGGCGTATCCTTTCTCCCAATCCCTATGGAGAGTCTGGAAATGAGTTCCGTACCCACTATGAAGAGTCGTGCTCCTGAGATGCTTCGCGAGCTGGAGCGCATCGTGGCCGAGCAGCTTCACATCGTCCCAGGGGTTTCGGCAGAAGCCGCCCAGCAGACAGCCCGACAGGTCGCTATGGAGTTCGCCCGCCAGTGGGGCGGTCAACAGGTTTACGTCCCTATGGGCAGGGCCTGGCTGATAGGGGAGCAGCACAAGCAGATCGTCGAGGCGGTCAGGGGCAACAACCACGCCCAAGTAGCTGCCCGATTCGGGGTCTCCGTCCAACACGTGTACCGCGTCTTGAGCCAGGCCCGGCGTGCTCGACTGGCGGTGTCCCCAGCTACGCCCCTGGCACAGATCGACCTGTTCCAGTCAGCAGAAGTGCGCTGAAGGTTGCCGCCGGCTACATTTCACCAGTGGCAATGTTGTTGCAGGACTGAGTTCGATTAGGTCCGGTTAGGCCCGATTAGGTTCGGAATTATCTCGCTCAGTACCCCTTAAATATCTCACTCCCCATCATTTAGGAACACCGAGGCGTTACCC